TTATCAGCGAACTTAGTCCTAAACTTAAGGATCCCACTCCACACACTATCGGCCATCTGACGGCTGGTGCCGCCGGGTTGGGGGGACAAGCCAACCTTAATAGTGTCCAACACCCGGAACCGTACATCAGAGTCAGGCGGAAGATCCTTAATGGGTACGAGTTCTCCAGCCGGTAACTTGTTCTCAATAACGTAATCTCGCGCAGTGTCTAGCAGGGACTGGATTTCCGCATCATTGATGGTTTTAACACCCATCTTTTGGAAAAAATTACGAATGAGATTCTTAAGAATCTGCATGGCACGACCCATTGCAGATTTAGGCGGTATACGTTCCTCCGACGCCTCGGCCAATACCTCTTCTATGGCAGTCCGTTTAGGCATGCCTTGCGCAATCTTTAGATCCGCCTTGGCTTTAATCTGATCATTTGTATTGTATAGACGATCTAAAGTCGAGTTGAACTTATCGCCTAGAACAGCACGGAGCCCGTAGTGTCCAATCGCTTCATGTGCAACCGTAGTAAGGACATCTTCATAACTCGTTGCGTTATCAGCGATGACAAATACGGTGTTTCCGGAAAAAGCACCTTTGGGATTAACCCCCGCTTCTCTAGCTTCTTTTGCGATGTCTTCAGGCAGGTTGTCTACAGACTGCACGACCTCTATAGCCGGTGCGTTTTTCCACCCGGTTGTAATCTTATCTACAAGTTTTTGTACAACTTCTTGCGGGTTCCCTTTAACGCCTTCCTCAGCTACGCGGAACTTAGCCTTACGTCGTCCCTTCCGAGAAAGTTTCGGACCCTGCTCATCTTGTTTAGCGCGGCGGGCTTCCTCGCGTTCACGCTCTTTCTGAGCTTCGTCGTACTCTTTCTCTTCGGCAGATTTACGAGCACGGGCCTCATCTTGGCGGCGGACAGCAGCACTACCCCGACGTTCCTGCTCTTTCAGGTTGTCTCGCTCTTGCACGACTTTAGCCTTATCTTCGTCAGGTAGGCTATCGTAGAACGTCTTAGCGGCACGACCTTCCGTCGTATCGGGAAACATCTGCTCGGCAGGAGCATCTTTAGGCCGTGCGGCGTCAAAGTCGTACGCTTGGAACCCTACGTCGCGTAGCGACTCTGCGTAAATTTCATCAGCATCTTTGATCGTCAGAGTACCGTCCGGGCGGGTAGCACGTTTAGCCCACTCATCTTGCAGGCGAAGCGGCAACTGGTCGTATGCCGGGGCGTTGTCCGGCTTGTACTCTTCCCACTCTTCAGCGACTCGCGTCAGTGGACGCGGCTGCTCTCCTTGTTCAGGAGTTCCCTCTCCAGCAGGTGGTTCAGTAGTTCCCAGTCCAGCAGACTCAACCGTTGTAGATTCTGCGGCGGGCTCCACGGGAGCGGCACGTCCTCGTCGTACTCTGGGAGGTTTAACAGGAACTCCCACGCTTGGCTCAGTTCCTCCAAGGTCAAGCTGTTGTTGCTCGGGAGCACGAGTGTCTGGAGTTGGTTCACGAGTAGTCTCCTGTGTTTCAGGAGCAACATACGCCTCAGGCTGCTGTTGCGTCAAGTCTCTGAGTACCCGGGCACGGAGTCCTTGCCCTTTCACGAGATCAGGTTGTTTAGCAACCAGTGCACGAACTTCTTCAGGCGTTTTACCCAACACGTTGTCCCGCATCCAACCGCGCACTCCCACAACTGCAGGAGATCCACCGGTCATAGGGATACCAACTTGTGCGAGATCTTGCGGACGGATACGCTCATCGAGCGGAAGTTCAAGCTGTTCCTCAGGCGCAACATCACGCTCACGCAACGGACGTTCGTCGTACTCCTCAGGCAAGGAGCGCTTGACTGCGCGGGCCCTTTTTCCTACCTCCTGTATCCTAGGTGTAAGCTTTTCCCGTTCAGCTACCAATGCTGCACGTCGATCAGGGTCAGTTGTCTGTTCATACTCCGATTTAAGCCGATCATTCTCACGCAAGAGACGATCTTGCTCTTCTCGAAGTTGGTACAACTCCTGTGACTTAGCGGCAATATCTTCTTCGCGTGTGAGCTCACGTTGCTCAGGACCACCGGGAAGTTCAGGGAATAGTTCAGCTTGGGCAGGAGGTTCTACTGCAGGTGCAGGGGGTACTTGTGCACCGACCTGCTTTTTAGCCGCTCCACGGGAGTATGCTCCGCCCGCGCCACCCAGCACACCACCAGTAATACCAGCCGCGTATGCCGCCTCGCCATACTCCGCGAACGCTTCATCGCCTGTTACAGGCAGACCAGCTTGGGCACGCTCAATAACACTTTGGGCAATTTCTACAGGGATCTCAGCACCAGCACCAGTAACCGCACCACGACCCGATGCCGCAAGAAGACTACGGTTAGCAGTATCTACGAGTTTTTGTTGGGCCTGCCGGGTGAGAAGCGCGGGGTCATCCACAACACCCAACACCCGCTTTACAAGCCCTTTACCTAGAACCGCTGTAGCGCCACCAAGCTCAAGTGCAGAAGCTCCAGCCGTAGCTAGCGCGGCTTTGCCCCGATCAATCTCTACCGGTTCACCACGTTCCTGCTGAGCGCTGGCTTGACGCTCAATCATTTGGCCGAAAACTGAGGGGGCTACAGCAGCAAGAGCCCCAAGACCGCCACCAACTACGGTACCTACAGGACCACCTATCGGGGTACCTGCCATCGCACCAAGCTTAGCCCCTGCAGCCATCGCACCAAGCTGCGGTAGTTGTCCAGAAACAAGTCGGGGTACATCTCCTGCAAGCGCTTTACCCGCTTCAAGAAAGCCACGCTCTTCAAAAATTCTTTTGAGGCGCTCTAAGGATGCACCCTCACCCGCTTCCTCGGCAATACGCTCACCACGACGCAAACCAGCAAGCGCAGCTTCTTCAGGGGAGCCTGTCAGGGCTCCCGCACCCGTGACGGTAGACGATACAAGTTGCTCGATACCGCGCTTAAACTCACTACCAACAGTGGATTGTTTAGGTTGTACTACAGGTTCCGTAGGAACCATAGTTTGTAGAAGTCGTAGCCCCTCTGTAGATACTCTACTCAAATCTCCATCACGCAGAGCCTTAAGATCTTCTGTAGAGAATCTGGACAGATCCATTATTTACCCTCACGGCGGCGTAGTTCGGCTTCAATGGCACTAGCAGATGGGAGATTCATACCGGTATTTCGAGGCATCTCCGGCATATTAGCTTTACGAGCCAGCAGTTCAAGCCGTTGGTCAAAGTCCCTCAAGCTAGCATTTACACTAGCACGAAGCTGTTCGTCAGTAAGCTTGTTGTTTTTAAAGTTTTCTCGAAGCGCTTTAAACATATTCTCAGCTTGCGTGTTCCGCTTCTGTAGGAAAGCTAAATAATTTTCCCGATCAATTTGCTCACGTCGAAGGGCGTTATCAGCTTGCCGAGTCAAAATGTCAGCTTGTTTTTGTGCACGTTGTGCCTCAGCAGTATCTCTGGACACTTGAGCTTGTAGCTGGCTACCCATAAACGATGCAGCACTCGGCAGAGCACTACGAACACCCGCCTCTGAACTCTTAAGCCCTTCCAAACCTGCCTTGGCTTGCTCCAATTCACGAGCTTCCTCAAGTGCACGGAGTCCTTCACGAGAGGCCATCAATTCTTTCAAACGAGCGCGTTGCGCTTCTTTCTGAGCGTCAGAGCTGCGGAGGTAGTCTCTAGCAGCACCAGCCAGTGCACCTGCATTAGTCGTTTTACCAGCGCCGCCAAGGAAGAAAGCTGTAAGGTCACGCATAAGCTGACGCTTGGGATCACTCTCTTCTTGGAACCGTTTTTCCAGTTCTGACAATTCTTTTTGACGCGCCGCAAGACGTTCTTGGTTTACGCCCGGAACCATAGAGCGATACTGCTCGATCATCTTAGCCCGATCTGGTTTTAGCGCAGCCATCAAAGCGGCTTGAAGTTCCTGCATTCCTTGAGGAGCTTGAAGCGCAGCCACACCAGCAGGAGCTGCGGGGGTAGTAGCAGGAGCGGCGGCAGGAGCGGGAACGGCGGCAGGAGCGGCGGCAGGAGGAGTTTGTACCGGAACTTGCGGCGCTGCCCTACCCAAAGCTTCTTCCATAGCCTGTTCCATGGAAACACCAGAGCTTGCGGCAGGCTGCTCGACGGGCTGTGGGTAATTACGTGTCCTAATAGGTGCACCAACCGGTCTAAACAAACCCCCTTGGTACTGGTCTTCGTAACGACGAGACACGTCACGCTCTCGTTCGGTCAGATCTTTTACAGCCTGTTGAGTTGCCTCAAAGCCTTTTCGGTCTTCCTTTTGCTGTCTAGTTCCGTAGGTAAGCAATTTACGGCGGGCCTCATTTAGCCGTCTACGAGTTTCATCAACATCTTCACCCAATGCCTCTATAGGAGGCATATCTTCAATATCGCCGCCCGCCTGAAACGCCACAATACCACCGGCTGCCATTGCTTGAGGGGGCATCACGTTTTCAGCACCGGGGGCCGAAGCAATCCCTTGGAGCATGCGTTGCATTGCCTGTCGTTCTTTAGCTGCACGTTGTTGTGCAACTCCACCCACCCGCTGAGCAACTTCTTGCTTGGTCATATCAAATACTTCTTGCTCACGCTGCTGTGCAACCGTGGGGGGTTGCTGCTGACCTGCGACCATCTGCATTGAGCGAGCTGCAGCTTCTTTCTCAGACTTCAATTTCTGAAGTGCAAGCAAGTCGATAAGCTGCTGAGACTGCTGGTACCGTTGCATCAACCCTTGGGGATTCCCACGGTATGCGTCCATCCGACGCGCAATTTCTTGATCTAGCATTGCATCACCTATGGGTTAATTATTAGAATCGCCAGTCCCGACCAAGTTTCCAATCCGACTAAGGAAATCTAAACTTGCTGTGCCAGCGCCAAGATACCCAAGCAAATTAGAAAGCCCTGACGGATCTTGGTAGTCACGCACCGTCGTAGAGATCGGCAGTGAGCCCTGCCCGATGATGTTACGCATAAACTGCGCCATAACCTGTGGGTAGTCTCGCTCTTCGCGGAACTGGTTAATATCAGCAGTGATACCTTCTTGGTCAATAGCACGCTGCGTAGCCCCAGCACCAAGCTGCTCACGCAAACCCTCAAGACCAAACATCTGCGCCTGACGTGCCGCCTGCATAGCCTGATCTTGCTCAGTGTTGAACTGTTGGCGTCCTACATCGTAGGCACTGGCATAACCTCTACCCGTGATGTCTGAAAGATTGCGTAGCAGGTTCCGGTTCAGCTCAGATTCCATGATGGCTTGACGCCCACCACCATAAGCACCTGCACGAGACAACCGCCCTGCCTGCTCGACCCGAGAGATTTCCGCCTGACGACGCGCTTCGTCAAGCTGCGGGTTAAGCGACGCCATGAGGTAGGGGTTCATGTACTGCGATGCAGCATCAGCAGTAAACGTCTGCGGGTTGTAGGTCATCTGGGTGTTAGTCGGGATCGCAAGCCCAGCCAATCCAGAGAACGCCTGAGATTGAAGATCTGAAGTACCCGCAGTGAGCGGCCCCGCAAATGCTTGGTAGGGCTGATTTGCGATGGACGTTGCACGACCCATGACGTCTGTGACGTAGGGAGCTGCCCATGAAGACAGTGTTGAGCTGGAGCTGAGCACATTACCCGCCCCAGAGTCTACGTTGACATCACCACCGGCTTCATAACGCTTAGTTCTGTAATTCATGTGCTACCCCTTAACTCGGGAGATATTTGCTTGGGTTAATCTGCTTACCCTGTTTCTTGGTGCCGGTGCGAGCCACACGGATCTTATCCATCATCTCGTAGAGACGCTGTGCACCGGCCTGAGAGTTGCCGTTACCCAAGTGACTGACGACATCCGCAGGGATCACAAACTCTCCATGGGAAAGCCTAGCGGGTTGCTTACCCTCAATTGTAGTACGAAGTTCATCCTCCATACCATCTGTCGGGCCGTCGAGGTACCGCCCACGAGCAAGACTGGCAAGCCCACCCTTAGCTAACCTAAGTCTGCGCTCTTCAGGGGTACGAAAGTTGGTTGCCTCAAGCCGCTCATCAGGAGTTGGTAAGCCGTAAGAAAGTCGAGGTTCTTGAACATAAGTTGGTATCGCAGGTAGCCCCGCAGAGGGTGCCACGGTCGTCGTTGTAGCCGGAGTAGGCTCGGTTTGGTACTTTACAGTCGGGACTGGTCTTGCGCGTTGCGCCTCAACCCCCGGAGGAAGCGCTGCTAACCCTGCAGCCTGTGTTTGTGCAGCTTGTTGAGCCCCTTGAACGGCTGCAAGGTTAGCGGCTGCGGCATCTTCACCGGATTCAAGTGGCACATAGGTGGTATCTGAGAAATATCTGCGACCATACTCGCCCGGACGGCGACCAGCATCTGCAAGGGGCACACGCTCACGAACCATTTGATACGTGGGGATTTCGCCAGACCAGCCGACAGGCGTCGTCCCAGCCCCACCAGTACCGCTACCAGCCCTAGCTGCACCAGCAGTCATCAACGTACTTAGCAACAGGCGCCCGCCCGGGGTACCGAGCAAAGCCTTACCAGCCGCCCCCAAACCAGCCGCAAACTTGTCAAGATCAGACATAGGCGGCTCAATCTGCGTCTCTAAAGCAGAAGCTGGATCAAACGTGCCAGCGGTGGAAGGGGGCTCAATCTGCGTCTCTAAAGCAGAAGCTGGGTCAAAAGTGCTAGCGGTGGGAGCCTCAGGTAGCATCTCGGGCGGCGCTGAACCCTCAGGATAATAGTCGGGACCTAGCTCAGGAGACGAAGTTACAGCACCAGTTTCTGGACTCGCACCAGACAAAATCTGCTCAATACCCGCTTCACCGGGGAGTAACCCAGATTCAATAGCTGCTACTTGAGAGGGGCTAACTGTGTCTAGAAAGCTTAGGTCAGTAGCGGTGTCTAGACCAGCCTCAGGCCCTAAATTAGATAAGATTTGCTCAATACCCGCTTCCCCCGGCAGTAGTCCAGACTCGATAGCAGCTAATTGAGCGGGGTTAACCGTATCTAGGAAACCTAGATCGCCAACAGCAGGCACAGCAGTAAGTTGGGTTTCCATAGCTGTGGATGGGTCGAAGCTTGCGCCATCCAGACTACCTAGACCAGCCTTTAGCTGCCCCATGGCATACGAACCAGCATAAGATAAAGCAGCAGCTTTAGCTGCGTCGCCAAGATCACCTGTATCGTGATAAGTCTGTAATCCGCGTACGGCTGCAGCAGCCGCAGGGCCGAGATAGGCACCCACAATAACAGCGGTGACAGGCTCTAGCACGCGCTCTCTAAATTTAACGAAGCTAGACGGACGTTTATAGCCTTGGGAGAAATAGATGGGTGTGCCGTCAGGAGAAAATTCAATACCGACAGCGGCAGTAGAACGGTCGCCTAAAAACTCACCTGTAAGAAGATTTTGCTGCTCACCAAAAGGCTCAGATAGCACCCAATCAGGTTGAGGATTTTTAAGCGGCTCCCCCGTCTCAGTGTTGATGTAGGTAGTTTTTGGCTTTTCAATGTAGCCGGAAGGAGCTTTGCCGGGTATTAGTTCATCTTGATCCCCGCCAATAGGTACATAGCGGTCCGGGGTACCGGGGTCAAACCCTTTAATATCTCGTTGCGCAACCTCAACAAGATCACCTCTTGGGTTTATGTAGAAAAACCCGTTTCTACCGCCCCCTTCTCCAGCGGCCTCAACTTCTCCATACTGAATTGGGATACGGTCTACAGATTGCTCAGCTTTGACTTTGTAAATATCGGTGAGACCCGTATCAGCGAGATTCTTCGCCATAAAAGCGAGTTGTGCATCTCCAGATATACCACCGGGTAGCTCTTGATATAGTTTTGATATTGAATCCGGTGCGGTTCTAGCTAAAGCATCTTTTTGCTGTACGAGTTGGTCGTAAAGCTTTTGGGCAACTGGACTTAACAGATCTTTTGAGAAGCGATCGGGCGGCTCGACAGGAGGCTCTGTGTCAGCAGACTCGGCACCTAGGTAATCGTATTCAGACATTTCAACCTCACGTCAAATCGTAGAACTCAAGCGCACCGATGATGTCGTCGGTACCAGAAAGTACCCGAGCTGCAAGAGTATAAATATCGCTTGTACCGCTGATCGTACGCCCAAGTTGCAGGTCGAAGTTGTAAGCGAAATCAGAATCAACTTGCCCCGAGGACTGGTTTGATGATGCTGTGTAACCAGATTGCACAATCGTGCCACCACTCAAAGCAGTAGCTGATACGTCATAATCCGCATTGGGCGAATCACTTGCAACAAACGACGAGCCTGTCAAAGTTGCATTCTTAATTAACGCAAGCTCATAGTCAGAGTTGCCTATAGGAAGCACGTTGTACTTAAGCGGGATGATGACCGAGTCCAGCCTACTGGAATTCAACTGGATACTGACCAAAGGTTCAAACGATGTACCCACAGTAGTTGCAGTAGTCATCCTCGCCACTGTTGCAGCAACTTTCCTCTCATACCCACCCTCAGAGATCACCGTAGAACAAATCTGCTTCATTGAAGAACTTGAAGCTGTAGCACCTGTGTTAGTGATCTCATACCTGATCGGCAGAGTTGCAGTCGTCATATAAACGCTGTCACCGACATTAGCATTGTGGAAGATATGAGCGATAATTAGCTGTCCGTTAATAACGAACCCGCATCGTACAGAGCCAACACCAAGCCACTCGAAGTCCTGCCAGAAGATCTGAGACTTAGTAATGTCGAGTGTGTATCCGCTATCTCCAGTCCCATTAAGCTTGTCAGTGTTCCATGCAGACTGTGCTACTCGGGTATCAACGACAGATCCAGAAACGTAAGAACGCTTTACAAAGTAAAGTTGGTCCCCATCATGTTCGAGGAATACACCATTCTGGGTTGAGAAGTAACCTACCCTCTGTCGCAAGTTTGCTTTAGTCGCTCCAAATACAAACGTATTCATCACCAACAGAGACTTACCCGGCTGGTATGGAAAGACTCGATAACTTTGACGGACAACTTCACTACCGGATGATGTAGTCACCGCAAGCTCTACAGAGCTCTCGTTAGCTAAGTAGGTAACGCTACCGCCAGTGGCTGTAGAAGAATCAAAATCTCCAGACTGCGCGTAACGATTCTGGGAGTCAAAAATAGTGAAGGGTTGGCTTGCACGAAGCCGACCAAACGCATCACCAGCCGAGCCAGCAGCGTATATTCCGGTTGCGCCTGTCGTTGCCACGAGTCTGCTCAAAAAGTTGTCAATCTGGTTGAAGTAGATCCGAAGAATGTTATTGTATTGATTTTGGTATACAGTGTCATATTGTCGGGGCGGCACGGGCAGGGCGGGAGCCCTGAAGTTGTATGTAATGTTGCTCATGGACCACCACTCACACCATAACCAGAACCCCGCCCGTCAGGCTGCATATCTAATCGCAAAGAACCTAGCTGCCACTGTACCCCGATGTCATTAGACTCAAAACGAACAGCGATCTGACGACCCCTCAAGCGGATATACACCTGACCGGTAAATGCTTCGATAGGCACGGTGGCAGTTCTGACTACTGACGCATCTGCGTTGCTTGACGTGCCGCCTATAGAAGCAGGAGAAAGGTACCCAGACCCAGAGTTTGTAAGGGGCTTAATCGTCAAAGTACCAGAAGGAGCTCCTGTAGTCGACCCTCTAAAGGTCACATCAGGTAGGACCCGCTTGACGAACATAAAGCTGTCACCATCCTCAAGATCGACTTCAGCCGACTCAATATAAGCCTCAATAGGTAGGGTGGTTGGAGTCTGATTGTTATCTACGCCGAACTCGTGGTTAACCAGATTGTTATCGTAGGTCGCCGCAAGTGGGTATACCAGCAGTCCCGAATCCAACCATGCCGTCCGACCAAGCGTGCCGTAGTACCAAATGTCCTCTAAGTAGTTATAGACAACATAACGGTCGATAACTTCAGAATTTGCGCTAGGGTAGAACCACCAGACTTCATTAAAGCCTTCGTTCGTTCCGGCACATACTTGTTGGAACTGGTCAATGTTAATGTCAGAGAAGATGTATTGCCGAAGGTTGCAGTTCAGAGTCTTAGTTGTGCCGCTATAGATGTAGAACTTATCCACACCCATCCAGAAAGCAACACCGTTCGAGTAGGCCACCGCGTTCTGGCTAACAATTGAGATATTCTCACCGACCAACTGAGCGCCCCAGCCAACAGGAGCGCCGAGATTTTGAAGCGCATAAAGCGCTGCGTCAGTCCAGACCAAGATTTCTTGACGAGCCTGCAACGCTGTAATGATCTGAGATCCGCGAGACAGCCGTAGGCTTCCGGCTTGGTTAGTAGCTGAAGGCGTCCAGTTCAACGCATCTTCTTGATCAGACCAGCGTACTAGCATTGGGTCCGAAGTAGTTCCGCCATAGTCGTTACAACCAAAGGCAAATACAAACCGGCTGACATCTGATACAAGGATATAATTTTGAACGACCGGCACATCGGACGCACCGACCTCTGTAGCTAAATCAACCGCTCGTGTTGTGAGTCCAGCCGATGTATCCCAGTAGTAGATACCACCAGCACGGGGGCCAAAGATTAAATCTTCGCCAAAGTTAGACTGAGACCATAGACGAATCTGCGATACGAAGGCACCGCCGCCCCAACCACCTAGACCCCAACCACCGACACCCCAGCCAATAACAACAACTTGGGTTTCACTACCGGTATTGATCTCATACTGAACGTCTGCTGAAACGCCCGTCGGTGTACCAGAGCTTGTCGCTGCAGTGGGGGAGACAATAGTGTAATTGTCCGCGTCAAGGACAGTAACTTGGAAGTTACCTTCAAGATCAGCATCGGGGATACCGTTTACGTCACCACCCGAACTTGCAACATTTGAGATTGTTACAAAGTCGCCTGTAATACAACCATGTGCGACATCAGTGACTTGGACCGTAGTGGTTCCGTCGGTTGTGAAGCAGTTAGTTAGTGGTATAACCGAAGTGCGGTACGGGGTTATGTCGTAATAGAGCCCACCATCCTGCACATAGAACTTAAGATTCGTACCGACTCCAACCAGCGGATACCCTGATAGGGTAGCCCACGCCCACAAAGATCGGCACACACCGAGAAACTCTTCAGCAGAGATACGGTTCCAACCCCCGATCTTCTCAGGGGTGCCTTGGCGAAACCGAACCTTGTCACATGAATACCACCCACTCTCAGTGGTATAGCGCGTGTTCTCGCGGTTTACACCGGACTTGAACGAGAGCTTTTTGAGCATTACGAAACTCTTGACTTAAGTTCTTCGACTTGAGCGGCTAGTTCCTTTACTGCATTGATAAGATACCAGACTAATGGATCTGTGTTTACGGATTTAACCCCCACCGAGGTCTCACTAACGCACTCAGGTAGCATTTCTTGCGCGACGACGCCAAGCTGTACACCCTCTTTGGCGATTGCAGACGTAGCGGGCAGATCAGTCACTTCTTCAGGCGTACGGTACTCAAAGTTACGAACTCGGATCGCTAAGATTTTTTGCAAGCCATCGTTGTTGTCTACGATGTTTTTCTTCAAACGAGCATCTGAAGTGGTCTCCCACGTCGTGACGTTTTTCTCGTTGTACGCGCCGTTCGTACCACCAATGAATGCCGTGTCGTCGCCTTTTCCGACTATCGAATATCCGATTACTACTTGGTCAGACCCGCTAGAAGAAGATGGCGTTGTGTTGTATCCGACAAATGTATTGTTGTCTCCGGTGATTAGCGGGACACCAGCGTTAACGCCAACAGCCGTATTGTTGTCACCAGACTCGTTAAGGTAGAGGGAGTTAAACCCTACGGCTACATTAAAAGTACCGGTAGTGTTAGAAGTAAGTGAGTCAGACCCAAACGCAGAATTACTAGCCGCTGTTGAATTAGTAAGTGCGTTGTACCCTACAGCCGTATTGCCGCCATTAGATACAACATAACTAAGCGCACCTACACCAACAGCGGTGTTACGTACACCTGTCTCATTAAGTGCCAATGTAGCAAAGCCAATAGCGGTATTAAACTCTCCAGTTGTATTTGACTGTAGCGCAGAGGAATTACCTACTCGAACGCTATAAGCATTAGCACCGCCCGGACCACGACCCACATAAATCGTGTCTGAGATAATCTCGCTACTGAACGTCTGAGTACCCGTAAACGTCTGGGCGGCATCCGTTCTGGCAATCGTTGCGTTGGTAGAAGGGAAGGTCATCGTACGACCATCCGTACCCGCCAAAGTCAAACTGTTATTAACCGTCAGTGTTTTGCCATCTGCAATGGTCAGAGTTGAACCCGATGCAGGTGCAGTAATTGTGACTTTGTTTATACTTGTAGCCGTAGCTACACCAAGTGTAGGGGTGGTAAACGAAGGTGAGGTTGATAGCGCAATACCGCCTGACCCCGTAACATTCTGACCAAGCGCTGTGGCTACGCCAGTACCGAATGCTGTAATACCAGTACCACCATTGGCGACAGGCAAGGTTCCCGTCACCCCAGTGCTTAGTGGGAGACCAGTAGCGTTAGTCAGCACCCCCGAAGCGGGTGTACCCAAAGCACCGCCATTTATAACAAACGCCCCTGCCGTTCCGACGTTAACTGCAAGGGCTGTGGCGACGTTTGTGCCTAGCCCGCTCACACCCGTACTGATCGGCAAGCCCGTAGCATTCGTCAAAACCCCAGAAGCGGGCGTACCAAGCGCAGGCGTCACGAAGGTCGGACTAACAAAGTAGTCCACCATCTGTATAACATTCGTACCGTCTACATACAGATGCGCTTTGCGTCCGTTAGGTACCGTGATACCAGTACCGGCAGAGGTCTTGACTGTGATGCTCTGACCGCCGGTGGTGTTGTTCTGAACGATGTACTGCTTCTCAATGGTAGGTACGACCAAATTACGGGTTGTGGAAATACTCCCTGTAACCGTGATAACAAGGTTTCGCTGCGCTTGAGAAGAGTTTGAGTTCGTGTATGTAGCCGCCCAATCGTAGTCTGCATCAGACGGGAACGTAGCAGTGGCGTAACCCGTGATTGATTCTTCGATCGCCCACTTAAAATTGTTATTCGTCAGGGTACCCCAGTTGGTGTCCCCGGTTCCGAGAAGCTCAATCTTTAGGTTGTCTGACCATGTACTCGCCATGATAATTCCTTAGGTACTCACCGGAGTCCAAACAGTAGTGTTGGTGCTAACCGTGTTCCACGACGTCGCGTTATCTGAACCTTCTAGCAAAATGCCAATAGGAGGGAACCCTCCCTCCTGCTCTAAATAATCAGGGTATCCCGATTCAAGCAGTATGCGTCCAATCGACGCATCGCTATAGGACGGTGCCCCGGGAGTCGGTACGGCAGTCCATACAGTCATCACCCGATCCTAACAACAGCATCAGTTGCATTAGCTGCAGGGAACTGAAGCTGAAAGTTCCCACCTGAGACAGTCTTTACTTCACCAAACTCATAGACAGCCACGGCACGATTTGCCTTGGAAGAATTGTAGATCAACGCGCCACGCGCACTAAAGTTTCCTGAGGTCCATGTCGTATCGCCGAAGTCAACAAACGCCACCCCTTGCGAGAGTGCCACAGACACACCAGTCAACGTGTTACCGCCCGCCGTATACCCAGAGCCAGACGCCTCATTTGAGGTTGTGTAGACTGTTGTTGCAGCGCCAAGAGTGGCGGAGTCCGTGTAGAGTGCAACCTTAAAAGTATCCGTTGTAAAGTCGTGGATACCCTTCAGAAGTTCTTCCTTAAAGCTGTTGCACATTGCAGCGGTAATCATCGCACTTCAACCTTTACTTGGCCGTCACGATACGTGTCCTGCCGCAACTTACCATCAGCAAACTGCTTGAACAATGCAATAGCTTGACCGTACAGCGTCTCGTAGGTCTTAACGTCTGCTTCAGGGCCTTTGATAAACCGGATAGCCTGCAACAGAGTGCCGTTCAAAAGCGCAGAGTCAAACGCATCGCCAAGCCATGTAGTACCTGCAGTGACGATAGACTCTGGGTAGCCCGCATAGTGAAGCTCAACCGTGTAGGCCGCATCCGGTGTCGGGCCCAGAATGATTGTGGTGGCGTCAAACAATGCGTAATACTTTGGCAAGCCAGTATCAGCCGAATCGGGGTAACATTCCCGAATAAAATTCACATCTTTGTTTAGCAGGTACTCATAGTCACCGCTGCCATTGACAACCGCCAAGGAGAACGGATACAAGAAGCCGGTAGGGGTTCCTAGGTACTTGTTTCCTAGAGTTGCTGCAGCAGTGACATTCTTCCTCAAAGCGGGCGGTTGGGCAGTCTGGAAAATTAACTGCTCCGCCTGCTTCGTCAGCATATCAAGGATAGCGTCGGGGATCTCTACCTCAACGATGTCCTTAACAGATGACTTTAAGTCGGTATAGTTCACGCCATCGGTCCCCGAGCCATCGTGCCCTTGGTTGCTGCACCAGTACCGCGAATCTTGATCCCACCACCCTTCTTAAGCTTAGTCAACGGTTTACCCGGGTGCATCGACTTCTCATGTTTGTGAACGGCCTTCTTGATGACCGCCTTGTCCATCTTTACGTCGCTATGCTTCATACTAACCTCACGAAATTACAACTGTTAAGACACCAATGTCACCCGCAAGCTGTTGCCCAAACAAAGGAACTACCTGAGATCGGCTCTGCGGGTAGCCTGTGAAGTCAGGGCGTGGGTCTCGGATTGCTTGAGGATCCTCAACTGGGAATGTACCTAACTTTAACTGAGGCTGGCTTGGATTCCAACACTCAGGACAAGCAAGGATGTGGACCGGAACGTCTTTGACAATGATTTCTTTGAGCTGCCCTAGTTTATACCTAAAGCCGCAAATGTCACACTCTGAAAGTGCGTTGCGTCGATTCGCAAATTTGTTGCTCATTACCGAGACCCATAGATCCTAGGCACGAACCGAACTGATGCTTTCTCCCGATCTTCCCCCGCCGCTAGATTGAACTGCTCGTCATACTCTCGTTTAAGCATCTCTACACGATTCATAAGATCAGGCGTCTTAAGTGCAATGTGATACGCCAATCCTGCTGCTATTGCAGGTAGGAATCGAAAGGGGGCGTCTTGTGTGTTTGCACCTGTACCCGCGTCTTGGATTCGTCGGAGCCGGTAGTATGCAAGGGTGTAGGTGGTGGAGGCGTCAGGTACCGGCCAAAGAGTAAACCGGGGCTGATCACGTAGACGTTCGACGAAGATTTGAATGGGCCGTCCCTGAGTAAGTTTCGTAGGGATCGAAGAGTATGTCGATACGCTGATCCGAGAGATCGAAAGATCTGACTGAAGAGTCGGGTTGCCTGCATTGGTTCGGATAACATGTTCAATGATGTCTATGGTATCTGCGGGCAGGTTGTACGTTGCTGTGCCCGGAGTCAGCACTTGGGTGCCAGACTCAAGCGTCCAGAGGTTAATACCCCGGTTAGCAAACTCGATAGTCAGCAGGTTC